TGCCCATCAAGCTCAACATGTGTATCACGCACCTTATCATCACGCGATGATAGCCACTCTTTGCGGATGTTGATCCCGTTGTTTGCAGCTGTACTGTATGCTTGATCCGTTGCCATATTCACGGCCTTTGTTGATTCGGTGCGGGCAATGATGCGCGCCCGCTTTGCTGAAAATATAGTATTACGCTCTAATTCACTTGACATTTCATCGACTGAATCACCATTCAATAATCCAACTTCAACAATACGCTTGATCTTGTTTGCTGTGGCTTGAGTTATTTGCATTGATGCAAGATCATTGGCATTGACAGCCGCCTCACGACTTCCAAAGATCAGATCAAGAGGCTTTGTTTTGCCCGCCCGTGCAAAGACATCATCAAGCGCATCGTTGCCGCTCAAACTCCACACGCTCAACCATTGACGGCCTAATTGCTTTTGTAGTATTTGCATTTCATCAGCCATCGAAAGCAAAGAGGCCCAATCAATCACCGCTCTTGTAACCTTTGCGGATCCGGCATGTTTACGGCTTACAACATAATCCTTAACGCGATCTTGATACCGCTTTGACGCTTGCCTTAGATACGTATATACAGCACGCTCAATGCTCTTTTCAGCCGGTTGCTGTGCGCGTGTGATCCAACCTTCCCACATATCCGATCGCTCTTTGCGGGCGTTGATCTTTTGCTTTTCATCCTCAATCAACTCTTTCATGTACGTTTGACCACGATCACCAACAACAAACCATTTGATTTGCGCAACAGTACCGGCAAGGCGAAAATCTTGCAAGTGACGTGCGGCCCATGCCTCACGCTTGCGTATTGCCATTTCTTCGGTTTCAGTTTGCGGCTCTTTATCAGCGCGATCAACAATAGGCTTGAGCCGCCTGTATTGGTTGTTACCTTCAATGTTGCCGCCTTTGTCCCAAATCTGAGGCCAATTATCTTTCAAGTCTTGTGCATAGTCTGCATCAAAAACCCTGTATTGCGTATTTTCAAGTGATACCGTGCGATCGTCGCCCTGTGTAGGGAAGTTGGTAATTTCTTGCTTTTTGGTTTCATCATCCTCAGCATTAGATAACGGGTGATCCTTTGGTAGTAAATCGGTATCATATGGTTTGCGCTTGTACTTGCCCGTACGTAACGCATACAACAAGCCATTTACGCGCCCCATTGCCCATTGTGCCGCGCTTGATACCGATGGGCGCACGCTTGAGGGGTTTGTTTCAAATGCGGCCAAACCGCGCCAATATGACACCGCTAAATAATTGCTATTGGTTAGCTTTTTCTTTGGGTTACCGCCATATTCCTCATTATGATCAGCGGCTTTTTTTTTTAATCCCTTTTGCGCAGATTCATTGAGCGCATCCATTGCCTCTTTTGCATTGCTCTTGAGACCGTAATTTGTTTCTTGCTTTTGGTCTTTATTGATTGCACGCAAGATCAACTCAAGCGCGCGCACGTTTTGCCCCTCTTCATCGCCTATATCTTGAGCGGGTGTTTCTCGCTCATCCTGTGGTATTATTGGCGCATCCTCAAGGCCCTCATACATATACGCATCAGCGGGATCCATACCGTTAAGAATGTTCTTTGTTACGCGATCAAGCTGTGAATCACGTATCGTTTGCAAAGCCTCAACGCCTGAATAATCAATCTCAACACGAAAGGAGGTATCAAACCGCTTTGCGATCTGTGTGAGCAAGAAACTCAAACGCTTGCCCCGCTTTGTTTGAACTTCCCAGTAGTTCTGTGCCTGTTGGCGAGAAACTGCAAAATTAGCCGAATTATCGCCTAATATACTCGGAGGTGTGCCAAAAACGGCTGAAATTGCCTGTCTTGTGTATTCTCGCACCGCTTGAAACTCAAGATCGCGCGGGCTGATCTGCAATGGTTCGATCTTTACTTGCCCGCTCATCACCATTGCGCCCCCCTCTTGACTCATTCCCCTGTATGCGTCAAGTATGGATCGCCTTTGTTCGTAATCCCAAATATCAGCCTCATCAGCGGGACTGATCAAAATGTCCGGCCGTCCTTTTTTGGCTGCATCACTTGCCAACTTTTGCGCGCTTATATCGGCCCCTATTTCGCGCTGTAAAGGTTGGATCCCCCCTACACCATACAAAGCATTTACGCCCGCGCCCCATGATGCACTTTGTGCGTATACAACACGATCGATCGGATAGGCTACAATGTTGCCGCTGTCCTCAAACTCAAAACCCTTGATCCCCATCACCGGATCCGTAATGATTCGCGTTTGCTCAGGATGTAATCGAAACAATGAGGCCGGCACATCTTGAGGCCCCGCAAGCAATACATAACACCCGCCTGTAAGCATCAAGTCAACGATCAATTGCTCACGAAATGAGAAGCCGTCAACGTATGTACTTGGTTGATCCATCAAATCCAAAAATGGATGATCTGTGAGTACCTCGCTATTTTCACCGCGCCCGCGTATGAGCTTGATCGGCAATGCCGCCAAATCTTGAGAAGCTCTTGAAACAGCCGCAAACACATAACCGTGTTGAGAAAATGCAGCCATCGAAACGCCTGCGGGGTATGGGTTACGCGCGCCCTGTGCTCTATCCCAATCTGCACCGTGTGCGGGCCGCTCAGGCTTATCAACGGGTTTGGCAAACGCCTTTGTTATTGGTTCGATCAAGCGTGCCCAAAAAGAAACGGGCTTTGATGGTAAATCTTTGCTCATGGTATCACCTCATATTTGCTAATATAGCACGGGGCGATCTTGCATGCATGAATTGCACACCCCACAAGGATCACCGCCTTTTGATTCGTAACAAGACCATACCATACACAAGATCCTTTTAGCGTTTGCTTTTGGTATGCATGCGGGCAATCTATCCCAACTTTTTTGCAATAGAGGTGCTTGTATTGTGATTTGCAAAGCACATGATATGCTTTCAATAAATGCGGGCGTACAATCAAAGTAATCATTTTGATCAGCGGGTGCGGCCCCATAAATAATTTTTTTGATGCCGTGCACACCTGCAAAGTTTGAGGCCATCGACAAAAATATTGCATTGCGGTTAGGCACATATCTTGCCCCTATTTTGCCTGTGCCAATTTTCATATTATCGGCATTAATTGAGGTTAAAAACATTACATGCAATTGTAATGATGGTTTTAATTTTTTAAGATGCCTATATATTTTTTGTGTGGCTTTATACTCTTGATCTTTTGATGGGTGAATATACTGTATGTGTAAAAGTACATCAAGATCCTCAAGGTATTGCAAAGCTAAAAGCGTGCTGTCATAACCGCCTGAAAATAAAAGAATCATAAAGCCCTCTTTTTTTGTAACCATGTATTTAAAAACTCATTTGTCATTGTATCTTTTTGAAACAAAGATAGTTGATCCCGCTCTTGAATCAATCGACAAGCCAACAAACGCAATGTAGGCAAAAATCGAACAATACCAGATCCATCAAATGAGTTTGCGCCACACTTCAAAACATAATTTAATCGTTGCAATGTATTAACGCGCCCCACATGACACCACACGTCAAACTCTTTGCACATATCGGCGATCCATTTCATATTTTGCAATTTGCCCTCAGTACTACCACCAACAAACACGCCAACACCATTGCACACAAAACGCAAAAGATCGACTTTGTTCATGCCATCTTGCCACACAATCAGCATTTTGATCCCTTGATGTTTTGCTTGTATCTTGTCGATATATCGATCAGCAAGTGCAAGCGTTTGATCTTTGTCGCATACCACATCAGGCAAAACAACCCAATCAGCAAAAGCGGCATATTGATCAAGGTATCGCTCAAAAGCATCATGATCAAATGGTTGTTTTTTTGTGTGGCAAAGATATGCCCCGTTATCCAATGCGTATCCTCGCATATTTAATCCATCAATACATTTTTGATTATTTCTTACTGTTTGCGGACTACATAAAAAACGTAAGCTTGTTGCTGCAAAATATGTATATTTTATGTAAATGGATTCTGTGTTGGGGTGATATTGCAAAGGCGGGCAATACATGACACATCTTTGATTAATGTAATCTCCCCAATCCTCACGCAACAAATCATATTGAAGTTTGTTGATCATTGTTATTGTCCTTTGTTTTGTTGTTGTAGTTTGTCCCTACATCAATATATTATATTGATAAAACGAAAAGGGCAAATAAAAAGCAACAATCAAAGTGATTATTTTTGATTCTTTCGATCAAAGTATCTCTTGAGTGAGTCCCGATACATTTTTTCATTGTACTCAAACGCGATCATAATGTCACGTTGCTCAAGTACAGCATCATCAATGATCGCATCAAAGAGCATATCAACACCATGATCCCCGCATTCTTTGCGGTATTCATCGATCATACTGCTCAATGTGGTTTGACAATCAACCATTTGAATATGAAGCCGTAAAAGCCTGTTACGGGCCTCAGCTATTTTGTGCACAAGGCTCAAGATCCTTGTTTCTAGTTTTTGTTCGTTGCTCATGATTGATCCCCAAATAATGATAGTTGTGCATTTTCAAGTTTGTACTGTTTGCGGGCCGCATCAATGCGCCCCTCAATGATTGGCAAGTATTCCGGTGTGAGTTCCATACCAACAAAATCAAAGCCCTCAAGAAGTGCAGCCGCGCCCGTTGTACCGCTACCCGTAAAAGGATCCAGTATCACCGATCCCTTTTGCCCGCCAATCAATCGACAACACCAACGCATGAGCTTGATCGGCTTAACGGTTGGGTGTATGTTGCGCACCTCGTTTGCGGTACGACCGGCCCCCGCTCTTGGACTATTCAAGCCCTTTGAATTTTCGCCATGTACTTGTTTTGCAATGCCCTTTTGTGCTTCCAAATGATCAAGCCCCTCCTCACGCTCAGATCGTGAGGCTTTGGCGCATTGATACAGGTTTGCAGGCCATCGGCCGCCTTTTGGCTTGTACTCTTGAAGGTCTGCAACTTCGCTTGTGCCCTTGATGCCGTGCGTCACATATTCCGATCCTGTGGTCATGTTGCTTTTTACAGGTCGATCCCATCGGTTTGTATGATCCTCTTGAGATCCTACCCAACACGGATCACCATAACCAAAACGACACCCATCTATATTGAGCGCACCCGTACCATGTTTCAAGACATTTTGTGCAATCGTCAAACCCTTTTCAAGCGGCTTACGAAGTAACAAAGCGGGTTCAACTGCGGGCTTGAGTGCCGTGCCAAACCCCTCCCATTTTTGGGCTTCTTGTGTTGCGGGCTTTGTGATCACATTGACTCTATATCCTTTTTCATCTATTTCTTTTGAAAAATCGCCTCTAATAGATCCCTCTAATGACACGCCTCTTTTTGCTGCATTATCAACCTTGTAAGGGGTTGATTTACGATCAACAACCTCACGCACCGCACCCGCCTCACGATCGATCGCTTTGCTTATATCGTGCGACTTTGGGAATCCTGAGAAGTAACACCAATGAATCATATCACGTATTACAAACCCGCCCTTTTGTGCAGCCATACCCAACGCGCAAACGGTACGCGTTGAGCTAAAGGCTATCATGTGCCCCCCGTGTTTCAAGACACGTAAACACTCAGCAAAGAAGTTGTGACAAGGTACAGCCGCATCCCAATCCTTACCCATAAAGCCCTTAATGTTTTTGCCCTCTTCGATGTCAGCCCATGTGCGCGCGATGCCATCCGCTGACATGCCGTACGGTGGATCTGTGCAAATTGCATCAATGCTGTTATCAGGCAATGTCTTGAGGAGTTGCATGCAATCGCCATGCAATATTTTTGTTGTTGGTATATCATCCCAGTTGTCGATCATTGTTGTTGTCCTTTGTTGCTAGTAATCAAAAACGGTGTTGTAAATGTCAAGACGCTCTTTTAGTGTGAGCTTGTTCTTGTAGTACTCCTTTGATAGTTTGAGCGCATCAAGTTTGTCAATGTAATCGTATTGTGAGATTTCGCTTTTGTACTGTGCTTTGTATAATTCTTTGTTCATTGTTGTTGTCCTTTGTTGTGCCCCTTGCGGGGCGGGTGTTGTTGGTTTGTTCTATTCGTAGATATATACTTTTCTTTTGCGCTCCGAGTTTACACGGCCGTATTCGTTATTGTCATATCCAACAATTTCACAAATTGCCTTTTCTATGCTCAAATCAAGCAAATTGGCAATTTTTTTTACAAGTATGTGTGTTTTAATTTCACCATGCTTATATTTTTTGATAAGCTCATCATATTTTTCCCAAACTTCATCTGTGTACATTGTCATTATCCTTTGTTGTTGCGGTTGCATCATTGCCCCCACACTCAATATAGTATATTGGTTTATTTCAAAAGGCAAGTTTTTTTTTCACTTTCTATGTTTCTGATATCTGTACAGAAAAGAAATATTGTACCTTAAAGCATCTAAACCGTGGTCGTGCATCTTCTCAGGGCGATCTTTGCCTTTGGTTTTACTCCATTTGTACTTACGAAATTCTTTGATCAACTCTTTGCAATTCGAAAATACATAGAGCGCAGGCCGTCCATTTGCATCAAGCTTGAGCCTATCCTTAACCTGATTGATTGTTTCCATTACTCCAATGTGTTTTGGTGCGGGCTTTGTATGCAAACCCAATTCACGGGCCAACAATAGCCGCCCGTCTTTTGATTCAGGATCCGCAACAACCCACCGCAGATCCGGATCCTTTGCACCTAATGCAAGAATCATACGCCCGTTTTCAAGTGTGGTTTTTTCGGTCTTGTAGTACTCTCTGTAAACATAAAGCGCATCATCATCCATATCATGCGCGATCCACAGGCATGCAAACGGGTTTCTTACTCCAAAGTCAATGCACATATCACGCGGCCAATGCTCAGGAATCTCAAAAGGTTTGACCACATGCACAGCACGATCAAACTCAGGATACACTAACCCGCTTTGACTTGTAAACATGCCAAACAATCGCGCGTTTTGGCTTGCCTCGCTCAAGTGTGCAACGGCCCGCCTCAACTTGTTGCTTGATATGTACGGATTATCCAGACCTGATAACGCATATCGATCAAAACCTTGTGGCTGTTGATCTACAAAAAAATCATACAAAAATGACAAGCCTTTTAACGGTGTAGCTGTGATCAGTATCTTGCCTTTTGTGTCAACTGTTCTGAGCATACATTCATCAAAAACATCGACGGTTGGCTCCTCATCCATCCACACAAATTTGACGCTTGCCCCTTGAAACTTCTCACGCCCCGCATCAACGGACAAAGACACGATCCGGCCCCCGTTGGGCAACTTCATTGATCCACGATCTTGCGCACGCCAACGAGTATATTTTGTGCCTTGTGGTGCGTATTGCTCAAGCTTTGGCCGCCCGTATTCCAGTGCATCACCATACGACAAAGCCGCATACCAAACCGTTTGAGGCTTACGTTGTATCAAGTTTTCAGGTAGGTTGTTGATCCTCATCCATTCCTTAACCCACCATTGATCACGGCCCGCAGCTATTGCAACGGCAAGTTGTGCGCCAAATTGAGTCTTGCCCGCACGATTGCCCCCTGTACACAAAAACGCCTCATCTGTATTGGAAAACCGGATCGCGGCCTCACGTTGTGATGTTCGCCTTTCTTCGATGTCACAATGTACACAACGATACGATCCCAATCCAATCATTTGCATTGGCCGCCCGCAACCACGGGCACGATCGCTTTTTTTGCCTTGCCCGTCCCACCTATGACAATAAGGCACCCAAAGGCGCGATAACGCCAAAGGATATGCCTTTTTTATCTCAAGCAATTGCCTACGGGCACGCGGTAAAGACATGTTAAAACTCTTTGCAAACGTCAATCAGTTGCTTGTATAGCTCTTTGCGTTGGCGATTAAGTAACACGCCAAAATATGAGGCAATGGGCCAAAGGCTATATTTGCCGGCCTGATGACCTTTTGCCCACTTATTGACGGTTTGTATTTGCACATGCGCACGCTTTGCCAATGCTTTATTTGAATACAGATCCCCCGCCTCATCAATCCACATGCTGATCAACTTTTCAAAGTCTTGATTTTTACGACACACATATTGTCTTTTGGGATGTTTCATAATTTTTTGTGGCGGTGTATCGACAATCAGATCAACACGAAAAGCCCGCCTCATTGACTTGCTCTTTGTGTTGCTGCTTTGTATGCCTCTTGTATCGCTGAGATAACGGGCGCACGATACAAAGTTATATGCTCAAGATATACTGTTTCGCAAGGCTTGCCCGCTTGTTTTATTGTAACTTGCAACGGCATTGCTTTTGTGTTGGTCAAAGTTAAAAATGTAATCTTTTCATCAGCATGCACAAGAGCAACAGGATCCGCAACACCATAAGAGGCCAAAACGCTTGATAGAGCCTCTTTGTGTTTAGTTGGTGCGCCCTCATATCGCTTTTCAATCTCACGCGTGATTTTGAGGGCTTGCAAGCGTTGTATCATAGCATCAAGATCGGTGTTGGTCATGTCTTCGGGTATCAAGTCAAAAAGTGAAGGTTGTACAGGTTCCATCAGGATCGATGTATCAACTATTTGATCACGGCTGATCTGTGGCTCATTGCTTATGCTTTGCCATTTTGGACGAATTGCAACTTTGATATCAGTGCTTTTGTGCCATACAACGATCCGCAATTTCTTTGATAATTTTTTGAGTATTGGGTTGGAATCAAAGAGGTGATACTTTCGATCGGCAAATCCTATTTTGTCCATTGATGCAAGATCATAAGCTGCGCCCCATGTATGCGCCTGTGCCTTTCTCATTTGCTCAGCTATCAAAGATAATGATATTGGCTTTTCTCTGTTTTGATGTACATACGCAAGTATTTGAGCGGCATGTTTTGGCGATGGTTGCGATCTTTTGATTAAGTCTTTTCGTATTTTGTGGTTAATGTTCATTGTTTTTGTCCTTTGGTGTTGTGGGTTAGTCCTCATCAAGATCGATAGTTGGCCCATCGATCAAGGTTTTTATTTCGGTATTATACTCATTGATTAATGTTTGCACGTCAACATTTTCAGCGTCAATTGTTATTTGCACAGGGGGCGGCCCGTCCTTGACGTATCCA